TATCAAGCTGCGCCTCCACCGGATGGTGTACGAGGCAGTCACCGACCCGACGCGGGTCATGTACGAAATCGAATCCTCGCTCAACTACCAATACACCGAAAACGAGTTCTATACCGAAGAAGAGCTGCAAGAGTTCATGCGGCGCGGGCAGCCGCCGACGCGGCGCAATGAGCTGGCGCCGATTCTTGAGCGCATTGCCGGGCAGCTGATTCAGACGCGCCAGGCCGTGACGTTCCTCGGGCGCAACACGCCGGCCGATGATGATGTGTCGTCGGTGATCCAAGATCATCAGCGCTGGAACGATCAGCAGAATTTGTTCGAGTTCCAAGAGCAAGACATGGCCTGGGATGGGCTCGTGGGCGGTGTCGGTTGGCTCAAGTCGACGATCAAGCGCAACGACCTCGGGCAAGAGACGGAGCATATCCGGGCGCGCAATCCCTTCACGATTTTCAAGGACCCGCGATCGACAAACTACGACCCGAACGAAGACGCCAAGTACATCTGCGAAGGCCGATGGATGGACCTGGAGGACGCAATCGAGTTGTGGCCAGACCAGGAGGATGAGCTTCGCAACCTGAAGCCCGGCCCCACCGGGGAGGCGGTGCTCGGGGAGTCCTCGGTGGCGCCGTCCCTGGAGAATCAGCGGTTCGCGGTGCCGATGAATATGTCGTCCGTGTACATGAACACGGCCACGCGGGCGCGCGTGAGGCCGTTTGAGGTCTGGTACAAGCGCAAAGTCAAAGTGCATTACATTCTGCGGAAAGATGGGATTGTGGCGATCCCTATCCCGTTCGAAGCGAGGGAGGCGCGCCAGATCGTCAAGGAGTTGGGTGATCAGGTCTACGCCGAACCGGTCTGGAAAGAGCGGATGTATGTCGGTGTGATCCTGGGCGACCTGCTCTTGCATCATGACGTCTCGCCGAATCAGACCAATCTCTTCCCCTACATTCCGTTTTATACCGGCTTGCGGAAGAACGGCGCGCCGCTCGCGCTCGCAAGCCGGCTTGTCCCGATTGTGGAATCCATCAACAAGCGGGAATCGAAAGCTCTCGCCCTGCTGACGAATCGCCAGATCGTGGCCGAAGAGAACACGATCGAGGATATCGACCTCGCGCAAGAAGAGCACGCGAAGCCCGATGGGGTGGTGGTCGTCAAGGAAGGCGCGCTGCAGAACGGCCGTGTGGTGTTCCGGGACAACCTGGACATGGGAACCGCGCAGCTGTCGCTGCTTCAAGAGGACAAGGATGCGATCCGGCGGGTGTCCGGCCATGGGAATGAGTCCATGGGGATGCCGTCCGAAGTGCGGTCAGGAACGGGCATTGCGCGCAAGCAGATGATGAGCAATCTGATTGTAACGCCGATGACCAACAACTTGCGGCGGACGCGCTACATGAAGGCGCGCCTCTCGTTGGAGTTGGCGAAGCAGTACCTCACCGATGAAATGGCGTTCCAGATTACCGATGACCCGAACGCCGCGCGCACGGTCAAGATTACCAAGGACCATATTACCGCGATCAAGAATCGCATTTACGACCTCGTCATTACCGAAATGAAGGACTACGCCGTGTTGCGCGAGCAGCAGGCGGAAATGTTCCTGACGGTGTTGCCGCAGCTTGCTGCGCTGGGTCCTGGCTTCGTGAAGCTCGGCATTCAGATGACCGAATTCCGGGACAAGGAAGGGCTGCTGAAGCTCGTCGATCAACAGAATCAGCCGGCGCCGCCGGCGCCGAAGATCAGCCTCGCACTGGATTGGAAGGAGCTGACGCCTGAAGTGCAGGCGTTCCTGTCGATGACGACCCTGCAGAGCCCTGAGCTTGCACAGATGATCATGAATAAGGGCGATGACCCGGCGTTCTTGCAACGCCTCAAGGCGGAATTGATACAGACCCAGATCAAAGAGGGCACGCGCGCGTCGATCGAGCGCGGCGCGCTGGATCTCTCAGCGCTGCAAACGGCCGTTGAAGGGCGGATGCAGTCGCGGCAATTCATGCAGAAACAAGCGCAGCCGGCAGAACCGGAGGCGGAAGGAGCAACGGTATGAGTACCAGTGTTGTAGACAAGGCCCCCTCAACGACCGAGACGGTTCCCGCACCGGAGGCGACCATGGCCTCCGTGCTGTATGCCGAACCGGCCCAAGAGGCTACGCCAGAGACCGCGCCAGAGCCGAAACCGGACCAGGACACTCAGCCTCAGCCTGACAAGGCTGACGCGACTCCCCCGGCGGACGCCAAAGAGACCCCGCCCGAGGCGAAGGCGGATGGAGAGAAAGCCGATGACGTGAGCAAGCAGCTCTCGGCGCAGCGGGCCGCTAACGGACGGCTGGGAAAAGAGAATCAACAGCTCAAGTCCCAGATGGCCGACTTGGCGCGCAAGGTCGAAGAGATGGAGCAACGTCAGAATGGCACCTACAAGGACCCACCGGTCCCGACCGCGGAGCAGATCGCGGCGAAGGCCGAATTTAAGGGGCGCGAGAGTGCGTCCAGGGCCGTGGCGAATCAGCTGTTCGGTGAGGACGAAGTGGAGGCGCAAGTCTACGCGGATGACTCGCCCTATGCGCAGCTGACCAAAGCCAAGCCGTGGGTCCATGTGGAAGTCGTGAAGCATCCGCAACCGGCCGTCGCGGCCATGCGAGTGCTGGCACGTGAACAATTCTTTGAGAAATACGGGGAGGATCCCGCGCAGTGGCCGGCCAAGATCGAGGCCGAACTGAAACCGAAATTGTTTGAGGAATTCAAGAAATCAATCGCAGCCCCACCGGTCGGTAAGGATGTGCCGACGGTGTCTGACGCGCGAGGCGGTGGCGGCGGGGGCTCTCGCCGGGAACGCTCGCTCGGAGACGTCTTGTACGGTGGGAGTGAGCGGTAGAAAGAGGCTGATATGGGAGCGTTATCGACGGGCGTCATGAGTTTGCTGGATCTGGCCAAGCGCCAAGATCCCAACGGGAAAATTGCCAAGATCGTTGAACTGCTGTCGCAGAACAACGGCATCCTGGCCGATATGCGCTGGCAGGAAGGCAACTTGCCGACCGGTCACCGGACTACGGTTCGGACCGGCTTGCCGTCCGTGGCTTGGCGCCTCCTGAACGGGGGAGTTACGCCGAGTCATTCGACCACGGCGCAGATCGACGAGCAGACCGCCATGCTCGAGGGCTGGCACGAAGTGGATAAGGATCTCGCCGAATTGAGCGGCAACGTCTCCGAGTATCGGGCGTCTGAAGCGACGGCCTTCATGGAGGCGTTCAATCAGGAAATGGCGTCGACCCTGTTCTACGGCAACTCCGGGGTGTCTCCCGAAGAGTTCACCGGATTGGCGCCGCGGTACAGCTCGCTTTCGGCCACGAACGGCGTGAACGTGCTGAATGGTGGAGGGGTAAGTACGGACAATACTTCCATCTGGCTCGTGGTCTGGGGCCCGCAGACGGTGTTCGGGATCATCCCGAAGGGGAGCCGAGCCGGCCTGCAGCATTCTGACCTCGGCCTGCAGACCATTCAAGTGGCGACCGGGATCGGCACGGAACGGATGCGAGCCTACCAGGACCATTGGCAGTGGAAGTGCGGGATTGCGCTCCGCGATTGGCGGTTCGTGGTTCGCATTGCCAACCTGGACGTGTCGAACCTCGTGGCCAAGACTAGCGCGGCGGATTTGACGGAACTGATGATCAAGGCCATTCACCGGCTGCCGGAAGGCGGGCTGAATATGGGACGACCGGCGTTCTACATGAACCGCTCGGTCTTCCAGATGCTCGACATTCAGCGGCGGGACGACGTGATCGCGGGCGGTGGGCTGTCCTACGACAACGTGGACGGGAAGCGGACCCCCACGTTCCGAGGCATCCCGATCAGGACCTGCGATGCGTTGCTGGAGAGTGAAGACTTGGTATCTTAATTGGCTCAACGGTACTGGTGCTCGTAGGGGCACCAGTACATGGGAACGGAGGAACGTATGATTCTGGATAAGTTACTGCAACTGTCGGACTCGCAAGCCTTCACGGTCGATGCGGATGGGACCAATTCCGTCGATCTGGGGGATGTGACGCCGAAGCGGCGCGTCGGAACCGGCGAACCGCTGGCGATCGTGTGCAATGTCGAAGTGGCGGCGACGGGTGGCGGGGTGTACGAGTTTCAGGCGGTGCAATCGGCCGCGGCGAACTTGTCTAGCCCGGACATTCTGGCGGCCGTTCGGCCGGCTGAGGCGGACATGGTGAAAGGGTACATCTTCGTGATCCCGATCCCGCCCGGCTTGCCGTCGAAACGGTACATCGGCCTGTCCTTCAATAACGTGTCCGGGACGACCGGGGTCACGGTGTCGGCGCATGTGGTGCCATTGAGCCACGTGCAGATGACCACGCCCTACGCGAAAAACTACCCCTTGTCGTAAGGGATTGACGGCCGCGGGGCAAAGGCTCCGCGGCCATGGGAGACGCACCTATGCCAAAGATGACGGCAATCTGGAACAAGATGGCGGAATTTTGCATCTGGCGCGGCGGCATTCAGCCGCAGTCAAAGCTGGGGCCGAATCGGTGGATTACCTGGCCGGCGCTGACCTCATTGACGGCGGGGACCAATGTCACGCCAGTGGCCGGCACTCGCTACACCTGCTCGCTGTATATCCCGCATTCCTGTCTGTTGACCGGAATCGGGTACTTGATCGGCACCGTTGGCGGGACCGACAAGGCCATTGTTGAACTGCATGACGTTGACGGGACCCTACTCGCCAAGTCGGCTGTGGCCGGCGTGACGGTCGGGACCCTGGCGACGTTTCAGGAGATTCCATTTACCGAACCGCTCGAAGTGGTGGGACCTGGCTGGTACTACGTGTCCGTGACCATGAACGGAACTACGGCGCGCTTGCGGGCCATTGCGACGGCGCTTGGCGTGTCGCAAGTGGCCTATACAAAATCAGCGACCGGGACATTCGGGACTGTCGGGGATCTGACGGTTCCCTCGTCGTTCACGGCGGATGTGGGTCCGATTGCCTACGCGTATTAAGAAAGGGGGACTCGATGCGAGTCAGGGCAAAGGCTGGGAATAGTGACAAGCAAGTGATGGGGTATTACGGGCTGAAGCGAATCCGCTCGGGTGAGGAATTTGTCTTGAGCGACGAAAAGCATTTCAGTTCGAAGTGGATGGAGAAAATTGATTCAGGAGAGTCTGAATCGAAGGCGAAAGCGAAGCCCGGCGCGAAGCCCGGGAAGAAGCATGGCGCGCCGACGTCGATCGGCGATGAGCAAATCGAATCGCACGAGGGAGAACGAGCATGACGTACGCACGCATGGGATGGGCTTTTCTTCTGACGGCACTCCTGTGCGTGCCGTCATTCTCACTGGCCGGCCAGAAGATCGACCTTCGGCAAAGCGATGGAACGATTACTGAACTGGGCGGGGACGGGAGCGCGGCGAAAACTACCCTCGCCACGCAGATTGCCGGAGAGGATGTCACCGCCGACGTGCTCAAGACGGAGACGCGTGGAGCGGCGGTGAACATTCTGACGGCCACCACGACGACGGTGAAATCTGGCGCGGGGCATCTCAACCACCTGATTGCCGTGGGTGGCACGATGGGCAACGTGACGATTTACGACAACACAGCGGCCTCTGGCACGGTGTTGTTTGGTCCGGCCACGCCAACGGCGGGGGGGGGGGGTGTGGGGGGGGGTGTGGTTGTGG